TCCCTCCTTCACGCAAATCTTCTTGTTCTTGCGCAGAAAGTTGCTCATTTAAAAAGAAATCCATGCTTTTCTGAGAATCAGTAAACCATTTCTTTCTATAGTAATTGTTTGCTTTTTGAAATAATTGTTTATTTACTTCAGCTTTATTTTTTCTTCCTCTTTTTGCCATACTAATCCCTTATTTCAAAATGTGGTAAATCGTCAAAATTGTTATCTTTTAATTCAGTATCTCTATCCCAGTCTCCACCCCAACGAATAGTAAGTCCCATTGATGCTGCAATACCCATAACAAAACCAGCAAAATATGTAAAACGTTCCCTATCTTTCCAGTCTATTGGATAAGGAGCAACGTCTACAGCCAATGAAGGATATTGGTTATGTCTACCTTTTGGATATTTTAATTTACTAAAACCTTCTTCAAATAATTTATTCTGTTCTTCTTCTCCACGATGACCTTGTAGAACAGTACAATCAAAATCTTCAACTACTCTTTCAAATAATTCAATTAATCTTGGGTCGCAGGTATTTAATCTTTCTTGTGATTTTTTTCCAAAACTTGCCATTAATAGCCCATTCCAGACATATGTCTTAAGCCCATCGTTTCTGCCTCATCCATCTTATGTTCCTCTTGATATAAAGAGTCCATATGAGCATTATATTTAGCACCTTCTCTAGTTAAACCCTGTCTTTCAAGATGGTCTTCATATGCTGCATCTTCCCAATTATGAATTTTTGCTTGTTCTTCAATCCATTTTTCATATTTAGCATCATTATATAATTTATTTTCAATTTCAGCCCAATTTAATTTCATAGGATTTTTACCTATATTTTTTTCTTTTTCTAGATTTTTATTAAACTCATATTCTCTATTTGTATTAACTTTATCTACCCATTCATCAAATAATTTATTTTCTATTTTATCTGATGGAATATTATTAATAGATAATGGCATATTTGAATATTCTCCTTGTCGATTTACTCTATCCCATTGGTCTCTAGTCAATGTTTTTCCTGCATTCCAATCAGCAACAGTTTGTATATCTAAAGAATCTCCTAAATACAAATTTGCCATTTGTTCTTGTTGTGAACCATATTTTTTGTAACCATAATCTTTTATTTGTGACATAGTAAGATTACGGTCAATTAAATATGATAGCTCGTCTGTTGCTCTTTGAACATCTTCTGGTTCTAGATTTTTTTTCATATCTGGACCTGGTTTAGGCAATAACCATAAATCTTGCAAATTAGATTTCAAACCTTCAAAATTATCTCTTTCTTCTTTCATTGATTCTATAACACCTTCACTATATCCATACAAATCTGGATTATTAAGAATATGAAGCATAGTATTTTTCATTTTTTTTGGGTCTGTATTGCCTGGAAAAGCAATACTATTTTGAATTTCATTCATTAAGAAATGTTGACTGCCATTCATTAAAACAAAGTTTCCAGTAGTGTCTATATATGCATTTTGTGCGTTTTGTTTATCCCAAAAAGATGGATGTCCTCTTTGAAGTCCTACTCTTGCTTCATAATGATAATTGTCTTCACCAGAAAATTGTGGACTTCTGTGTTGTGGCTTTCCAGCTATCATATCCATGGGGTCTAATGGTTTTTTCTTTATTTTTCCTTGCATAAAAACTCCTATTTTTTATAAACTTTTTCTGCTCCAGCAATACCAAACGAACCTAATGTTACCCAAACAAAAGAATTATAAATATTATCATTAATTATAATTTCTTGTCCTAATAAACCTGTTACTAAATCTACGATTCCAAATACGCACATAAGTGCAAAAGAAATAAATCCAATAATAGATTTTTCGTTATATTCGTTTTTATCTTTAAATATTGCCCACATATTTTACTTATGCTACTAACCAATGTTTCGCTTTTCTTTTTGGTTTATACCATTTTGGCTTATCTTTTGAATCATTTTGTTTATAATTAGGCGGAAAAGCATGTAAATTCGCATAATATAAACCTTCAATTGTGTCATCATGAGCCATTCTTGGTCCAAATGTAACGATTTCATTGATTAAATCAAACATATTTTCTCTAAAATATAATGAACCTACACTAAAAATGCCACTTAAACCTGAATAAATTCGATTTCTTTTCTGTGTTCCTCCTGGTTTTTCAGGAATTACGCTAATATCATAACGATTAATTCTCCTCCTTTCGTCATTTAGCGCTTGAAAAATACTTCTATTCATAGCAACATCTTCTACTGTAGCACTCTTGCAATTGTATTTATTATACAATTCAATAATATAATCTACTACTCCTTTTCTATCAAAAACTTTTCCATCCTTATCTTTTGCTCCTAGTGTAGGAATACTACGATGTCTTTCATATTCTAATACATAACGATTATTATTTGAATCAACTGCGATAACCATAATGACACTAAAGTCTGATTCTTTTGTATCAATATCTGTAGCTGGGTCACATCCTATAAAGGTATTAACAGGAACTTTCTCTCCATCTTTAACAATATAACCTAATTCTTCCTCCTTGTCATATTCGTAATATCCTTCCCAATATTTAATATGTTTTTGTGTCCAAACTGAATCTTCTTCTGATTGAACTTGCATCATATATTCTTGATAGAACTTAGATGGCGTTCCACTATCTTGATAGAATTTCTTTTTTTCTGCTAACTTTTCTAATGGAAACCACCCTGGCCAGAGAGATGTACCATCAGGCAATATAGCCTTATAAGTAATTACCTTCCATGCAAAATCGTCTTTATTTTCTTTTTGACGTTCATAATTAATGATGAGATTGTTAATAAAACTATCGTAGTGCACAGGAGTACCATTAACCCTAAGCCTACCAGTATGAGGCTCAATAGCAGGATAAACCACAGCAGTAACGAGATTAGAGTTTTTACTACGTGCTTCAGCTGTGATTGTATTGGCTTCGTGTTCGAAGTCATCGAGAATAATAAGGTCGTATCTCTTATGTAACTTAGCCCCTCCTCTAATCCCTGCAACATTCGATTTACTAATGAGTTTACATCCATTGGTTAACTCCACATCTTCTTCTGTCCATTTCTTTCCTTTCAAATTACCAAAGTAATATTTTAGTTTGTCGTTATACTCAAAGTGATATTTAATATAATCCATATTCCCTACACTTAATTTTTGAGTAGCGGATACCCAAGCATAGAATAACATATCGTCTTTAGGACAAAAACAAAAATCTTTAATGATACTTGCTTTCGTCAACACAGTCTTTCCATGTCCTCTTGGAAGAATAATAGCTAATTGCTTCGCATTTCTATCATCAATAGCATCCGCCATCTCATAGTGAAAGGGAGGAGTTTCACTTCTCATAAAATCGTCAGGTAAAAATAATTTACCAAACGCTATTAAGTCTTTACTTGCTAACCTTAGCGCTTCTTCCGCTTTGTTTACGTTTTTCTTGTTTATGTTCATCAGATTTATTTTTTAATAATTTTTCTTCTGCTTTCTCTTTTTCTTTTTTTGCTAAATCTATTAAATATTTTTGTAATTTATCTTCGTCTTTATTCATACGAATATACTTATCAAGCACATTATCAATCATCATTATATGATTTTGTAATACTTCTATTTGCATTGAAATTCCTTTAATAGCTCTTAACAAGTCATGTTTTGTTAATGTTTTTTTATTCATCTTAGCCATTATCCTTGACCTACCTTTCTTTTTTTATACTTAGGACTTTCCTTAGTATAATATTTAGTGTTATTAGACATACCTTGCCTAGTTTTCTTTTTTCTTTTAACCCTTTTTTCAAAGGTTCCAAATATTCTTCTTCTCATTAGTATTTCTTTTTCTTAGTTTTTTTCTTAGTAGTTTTCTTTTTTTTCTTCATATTATAGTTTCTTCTTGAATCTCCTGTATCTAATTTTTTCATTTAATTCTCCCAACAGTTAATACGTTCTCTATCAAATTCCATTGTAATCCAACCCGTGCGTTGAATACCATAGAAACTATATCGTGCATAATCAGCATATCTAAGGAACGACCCTCCTCTTACATACCATTTACGTCTTAAGGTCTCTTCTCCTTTGTCATCAATAGTCAAAGAATCCATTGGCTTACAATACAACTGATGGTTATGTCCTAAAAAGTATACATCGCCGTCAGAATAAACTGAAGCCATTTTATCAAGTTCCGTATCTCCATTCTTTGCTCCACTTTTTCCATGCCCACTAACAAGAAACCAATCTTTGTCGCCAATACTAATTTGTGCGTATCCAGGCAATCTAAAATATGGAACATCCATTTCACTTGCCAAAGTCTTACATACATCAAAATCTAGTATATTAAAACTTCTTAGATAGTCGTGATTCCCTCCTCTTATAAATAGACATTTATCTTGTATGGGTTGAACAAGTTTTAAGAAACTTAAATATTGTTCTTCTGGTGGAATGCCTTGACCTCTTTGGTTTATTTTATAATTAGGGGGAATCAGTTCTATCATATCTCCATTCCCAAACCATCGTGCATTTGGGTCTTCATATATAATTTTGATTGCTTCTTGGAATTTCTTTAAGTCAAACTCGTGAGCTCCAACGTGTACATCTGTTAATCCATGTATACGTAATTTTTCATCGCTTTGGACTTGAAATAGCTTACCTGGCTCTATGTGCTTCTTATCGTATTCTTTTACATCAGAAGGTATTGGTATTGAAAACCATTTTCCGCAAGATTTACAACTATATTGTTGTTTCAAACCTTTTTTAGTTCGCTTTTTACCTTCTTTTTTAGTCAACATACTACTACAATGTGGACAAATCATTTACTCCTCCTCTTTTGGCGATGGTAGAATTTTTCGTTGAGCTCCTTCTATTTCATCAGGGCTAAATCCTTGAAACATTCCAACAACACCTGTTTCTATTTTCTTAACTTGATTACCTAGTGTACCGATTGCTTTCCCTAATTCCTTTAAGGATTGCAATGCGATATTTTGGTCTTCACTTGTATCTGCTAATTGTTTGAGGGACCCTAATATATATGCATGGTCTATCCCAAGTTCCTTAGCGATTTCTTTAGATGTTTTTTCTATCTCACTCATTACTCTCTCCTGTTTAAGTAATATCACTGCTTTTTTTCTAGCTTTATTTCGATTTGCTTCAGTAAATGCTTTCATATAAGCACTCACAGCATCTTTTCCAACTGCCACGCTAGTGGCAAAAATTTTTTCTCTGTTTGTACATTTGGACCTCTCCTTCACCCTACTAGAAGTATTCTTGATTTTGGTACTAAATGTGTAGCGATTTGGATGTTTCTCAAAGTCGGTATCCATATATGTTTTCTTTGCATTGATAAATGTTCCAACTATGGTTCTTACATACCCTTTTGATTGTTTATAATTTTTAGAATCATTTGGATGCTTTAATTCAGTAGACACTTTTAATAGCTGAACAATACGCTTATCATCACTCAACACCCAATCACCTTCCTTTGCATCTCTCCATTCGGAGTGAAGTATCCCGTTGGGATGGTCCGCCTTCCATTCTTCTTTATTGTCATACACGTAATGACGTTTATGTCTTATCTTTCTACTTTCCACGAGATTTGCTTAATTGTTTGTGTAATGATTCAATTAAAAACATTACTTCTTTATCAACCCAATATTTTTTTCCATTGATTTCTATAGGTACACTTCTTGTTCCCTCGGCAGCATCGTCTTCATCTTCTATAGCCATCATGACTTCATCTTCATCATTAATAGCATTTGATAGAAGGCGCTCTAGTTTTACTAGCTTTTCCATTTGTCCCAAAATTCGTTCTTGTTCCTTCTGAGGAAGTTTACTAAGCCAATTTATTTGTGAACCCATACTTTTTTTTCCTTGACAAACTCTACGAAATCTTTTATCTTCAAGTAATCTACGTAGCTATCACAGATACTAGTAGATAATAGTAGATTATGTAGATTTCTTTTTCTTTGTTACTTTCTTTTTCTTTAAATCTTTTTCTACAGCTTTCTCACGTTCTTCTTCTACTTTAGCTATAGCAATATTCAATAGAGCTTCATACTCTTTTCGTTTTTCTGCATCTTTTCTGGCTACTCCAGTTAATGCTCTTTTACCTGATAGGTCTTTACTTGTTATATATCCGTCATCTGACATTATATACTCCTTTATTTAAGTTTCTATATGAATCTACGCATAACCCCATGTTATTTGCAAGAAAAATTATAGCATTTTGAAATGTAGCTATACACGCACACCCTACCCCCTAAAAGTAGGTTTTGAGATTTGGTTTTTTCGTTAAAAATCATTTCTTTCATTTTAATTAGATAAAAGGGGTATCCTATGAGTAATCTAACTGAAGAACAGTTGAAAGCACGTGAACAAGCTGCTCGTAAAGAAAAGCGAGATAAACAGCTTGACAAACTTTTCAGCTGGTATTTGGGTAAGCTTAACTCTCTTATGGCTATGAAAGCTGCTGGTGTTTACACTAGACTTACAGTAAGAGAAGTAAAGCGTATGTATCTAGACGCTCTTAGAGCATTTAGAGACCATGAACGTATGAAACAAGCTCCAACGATTGAAGCCGAAGACGCTGATATCGATATGGAGATACAAAGCGTTCACGATGATATAATCAAGTCATCAAAAGAACAAGAAGATAGTGCTGGTGATAAGACCTAGGTGATAGCAGGCATAGCAGTATCTTGGCGGGGGACTATGAGCAATTGTAGTCCCTCGTAGATCCAGATTTCTTAATTTTATTGTATTACCAGTACAGTCTAATATATATAGAGGGAGACACATGAAGAAACTGTATATATAATCGTATATATCATAGAAATAGCTAGATATGGGATATAAACAGGTTATAATGTTTATTGCTATCACACTCATGGTTAATTAGATATATATATAGTGGGGATTTAATATAACATGGGTCTCCACACATATTCAAATTTTACTATATTGGAGGATATATGTATACATTTGACAATGATTTACACAAGGATATAAAAGTTCTTGTGAGACTAATAAGAAAACAACTAGAAAAAGGAGTTGTCTATTGGTCATGTATTAGTTGCGGTACTGAGTATTGTACTGATAAAACTCCTAATGTTAATTTTCATTGTGCTTCATGCTATAATGAAAAGAATGTTAGAAGTTAATTATTTAGGTGTGTTTTATCTCATTTATGGGAGTTTTCTACATCAACTTATGAAAATAAAAGATTTAAGGTAAGCGGGTTTAGTGGATAGCGTCTACTTGTAAAAAAAGAAACCCAGTGACAAGAGTAGGCTTACCAAAATTTATCGTGTACTCTACGATGTCAAGAGTCGGCTGCATATAGTCGTTAGATAAACTATGGAAACATAGATAAAGTGCATTATGGTAATTAACAGCCATCAAAGTGCGATATTAACTTCGGTTAGTATTTGAGTATGCAAATGGAATACATAGGAAACTATTAGGTAAGTCCTTACAGGCGCCCGATAGGGTTCTATCTTGGTATGGCAATATCAAGTGAGATGGTGACATCAATAGGAAAATCCATAGGTAATGACATAATTGTTGAGAACAAGGTTGTTGTCC